CGATTTCTCGATACCGTCAGAAATAATGCAAAGAACTTCGCTTCGACCGTTTCGCTTACATCAGATGCTAAACACAAAGTCATCATCATCGATGAGGCAGATAACACAACCCACGACGTACAACTCCTCCTTAGGGCGTTTACTGAGGAGTTTAGTGGCAATTGCAGATTTATCTTCACCTGTAACTACAAAAACAAAATCATCGAACCACTACACTCCAGGTGCGCGTGTATTGATTTTTCCTCCAATAACAAAGACAAACCTGCCCTCGCAGCAAAGTTCTTCAAACGCCTCCAAGAAATCCTGGGTGCAGAAGGTATTGAATTTGATAACAAGGTCTTGGTAGAATTAATCAATAAGCACTTTCCAGATTGGAGGAGGGTTTTAAATGAATGCCAAAGGTATTCTGCGGGTGGTAAAATTGATTCTGCGATTCTTGCGACGTTCGGTAATCTTAAGACTGATGATCTTATCAAGAAACTTAAGGAGAAAAACTTTCCTGAGGTACGTAAATGGGTCGTTAATAATTTGGACAACGATACTAGTGTACTTCTTAGGCACATTTACGATGCTTGTTATGAGTCCCTTGTACCTAGCACCATTCCTGCTGCTGTGCTCATTCTGGCTAAGTATCAGTATCAGGTCGCATTTGTGGTTGACCAAGAAATAAATATGCTTGCTTGTCTAACTGAACTTATGGTGGAGTGTAAATTCAAATGAGAACACAAAACAAAGAGAACTATTATTATTGGTTCTGGATCGTAGCAATGATTGCTTTTATTGTTCCGCAAGTTTTTACTGCGTGGGCATACGTCAGAATTGTGAATGTTTTGGAACATTCTAGTGTCAAGATGATTATCATTGACAAATAACCATGCTATAATGAAATTGCTTTAAGATTAATTATGAACGTAAAACTTGTCCGCTTGACTACTGGCGAAGATGTCATGTGTGATCTTATTGAAGAGACTGATGATTCTGTAACTTTTGCTAATCCAATCGTTGCTGTTCCTGCTGGAAATGGTCAGATTGGGTTTGCTCCTTGGTCACCACTCTTGTCAAAGAATGTCAAAGATCTTACTATTAGTAAGAAGTTTGTTATGTATATTTCCGAAACTCAAGATCAAATGGTCTCTGAGTATGAATCCATGTTCAGTTCTATTATTACTCCCAATAAGGGTCTGTCTCTCTGAACCTTTTATTTTATTATGATTAACATTGATCGCATCAACCTTGAAGAGTTCTTTGGTTGCGTGAACGCTACCAATACCAAAGAGATGAAGTCCAACGCATTCAAAACCATTCGCACTTGGTTGCAGGAGAAGTCCTTTGCCAAGTGGAGTGATGGTCAACTTGAATATGTTGGAGACTTCAAAGATGGAGTTGATTTTGTCTCTGATGACAACATCAACTATGAGATGAAGGGTAAACTCAAGATGTTCAACAAGAATGGGTCTACCTCATCAATCGTTCTTAAGAACTTCCAGAGCGACAACAAAGTGATTGAGAAGACCTTTGACTACATGCTCCTAGTTGATACTGGATCTATGGCAATTGGTATCACTGATTGGGACACTGTAGAGAAGCGTATTTACTACACTCCCAAATCACCCACTGCCAAAGTTAAGTTCCTCCCTGGCGACTTTACTATCCTCGCTAAGGATATCAAACCAGCAGATAAGAGTATTACCTCTGCCGAGATCCTTGAGAACCTGCAGGAGATTCTTTGATGAAGAGTTACAAGACTCCTCTCCGCTACCCTGGAGGCAAGTCTAGGGCGTGTAAAAAGATGGATCCTTACTTCCCTGATCTCAGAGATTATAAAGAGTATCATGAACCATTTATTGGTGGTGGCAGTGTTGCCATACATCTCACTAAAAAGTACCCACACCTGAAGGTCTGGGTAAATGATCTTCACTATCCTCTAGCAACCTTCTGGCAACAGTTGCAAGAGAATGGATCGCAAATGCAAGTGATTCTTGATGAACTAAAATCAAAGTATCCAGATCCAGATCGTGCTAGAGGATTGTTCACTTCTGCAAAACAATATGTGGAAGAAGATAATTCAGATCCTCTGTGGACCGCTATCTACTTCTATGTTGTTAATAAGTGCTCCTTCTCTGGGTTGTCTCAATCATCTTCATTCTCAAGTCAGGCATCTGTTAGCAATTTTTCTCGCAAAGGGATTCTTAAATTGAGTGGTTATCAACAACTTATACATAATTGGACGATAACTAATTACTCATACGATCAAATCTTAGATGAATCTTCGGAGCGATCTAATGCATTTGTTTATCTTGATCCACCTTATGACATCAAAGATAATCTCTATGGTGCAAAGGGCGGCACAATGCACAAAGGATTTGATCACGACAAGTTTGCAGAAGACTGTAACAACTCTTCTACAGACATGATGATTAGTTACAATTCTGATCAACTTGTAAAGGATCGGTTTACTGACTCCAAATGGAGGACTGGTGAGTTTGATCTCACATATACCATGAGATCTGTTGGTGAATATATGAGTGATCAAAAACAACGTAAAGAACTACTCTTGATGAACTATGTTAGTAGAAGTAACACTGTACAAAGCGGGCAAACTTTGGAAGGAGAACTATCAGGCATCAGACTTCCAGGATGCTAGGGAGATAGCAAAAGCAAGAAATCCTAGTGCAACAATTGTTGGATGTACTGCTTCTGTTAGTAAAGATCAATTGCCTGAATACTTTTCACAATAATGGAACTCAAAGACTGGTTAAATTCAATCAATCATACTAAAGAAGATCTATCTGAAGATATGTCTTCTTATCCTGCATTTATTGTCAATAAATGTTTGTCTGGACACCTAGATTGTGTGCTCTTTGCTAATGAGATGAATATGAATTCTCATTTAGATAAAGACATGCAATATTCTTTTTATATAAATACTCTGAGGAAGCGTAAGAGATTCTCTCCCTGGCTCCGAAAAGATAAAATTGAAGATCTTGATGTTGTCAAGCAATACTATGGTTATAGTAATGAGAAGGCGCAGCAGGCATTAAAAATTTTGTCACGAGAACAACTCGACTACATTAAACAAAGACTTGAAACTGGTGGAACATGACAAATACTGTTGAACCTCAGGTAAATTGGAATCCTGATATGATGATTGAAGTTATGTTGAATGAACCTGATGATTTTTTGAAGGTTCGTGAAACTCTTACACGCATCGGAGTCGCTTCACGTAAAGAGAAAAAACTGTATCAATCTTGCCATATCCTGCACAAGCAAGGTAGATACTACATCACACACTTTAAGGAACTGTTTGCTTTGGACGGCAAGCATGCTAACCTTACAGTTAACGATATTCAGAGAAGAAATAGAATTGCAAGACTTTTGTCTGACTGGGGTTTGATTAGTGTGGTTAATGATGAGAGCATTTTAGATATCGCACCTTTGAATCAGATTAAAGTTCTTTCTTATAGGGATAAGACTGATTGGTTGCTGGAGCAAAAGTATAATATTGGATCTAAGAAAAAAATAGAGACAACCGAGTGAATCGGTATGGAAGAAAACTTTGACTATCCTGAGTGGTCTTGTGACTTAACAATGGATTATGTTGGACTAAAACTTCTGTATAACCATATCTGTTATGCAATTGAAGTTTGGCCTGGTTCTCCTAGGCGACCTGTAGAAGAACAAGAATATCTTCTGCATTTAAAAACTCAATTAGCTAAAATGATGTTTGAGTATCAATACGATAACGGTTAATACTACAAATGTATTCGGTAAATGCGATTTCTCTTTTTTGTAGTTTATGATTAAATAGTAGTGGATGCCGTAAGGGTCCACACAACATAAACTCGCTTAGTAAAGGAGCTAAAACCATGGGTAACCTCATGAGATATACTGCTGCCGATCTTCCACAAATTTTAGATCGGATTAATCGTAATAGTATTGGAATGGACGAATATTTTGATCGTCTATTCAATGTACATGAAACATCCACCAATTATCCTCCTTATAATTTGATTCAAGTAAGTAATGTAGAATCACATTTAGAAATTGCACTTGCAGGTTTCAAAAAGGAAGAAGTAAATGTCTACACAGAATATGGAAAACTTTTTGTTGAAGGACAAAAAGAATCTAAAGAAGACACAAACTATGTCCATAGAGGAATGGCTCAACGATCTTTCACCAGATCTTGGACCCTCAGTGATG